GCAGCATCTAGCTCACCAGTAATCGTAAAGTTACGAATGCCTGTATAATCTTTATTAGAATCAAGTATAACAGCTTTAGAAGCTATTGCAGTACCTACTGCTGTACTACCAAGGTCTAGTGCATTTAGTTCGCCTACAACGGCTGTGATGCCGTCTAAAGTGTTTAGTTCTGCTGCTGTAGATGTAACTCCGTCTAAGATGTTTAGTTCTGCTGCTGTAGATGTAACTCCGTCTAAGATGTTAAGTTCTGCTGCTGTAGATGTGACAGCAGTACCGTTGATAGATAGTGCATCAGTTTCTAAAGTTCCATCAATATCAGCATCACCAGAAATGTCCAGTGTTGCTGCGTCTAGCTCACCAGAGATAGTAATGTTTCTACCGCCAGTAATATCTTTGTTGGAATCTGTAATAATAGCTTTACTAGCAATTACTGTGCCGTTAGTAATCCCGTCTATAAGATTGATGTCTGCTGCGCTGGCTGTTACACCATCAAGTATGTTGAGTTCCGCTGCTGTACTGGTTACGGCTGTACCATTGATAGATAGAGCATCTGTCTCTAACGTACCATCAATATCAGCATCTCCAGAAATGTCAAGAGATCCTGCATCTAGTTCCCCGGTTAGGGTAATGTTACGGAAGCTGGCTACATCTTTATTAGCATCTGCTGTAACTACTTTACTAGCTACTACTACACCTACAGCAGCACCAGTGTCAGTGTAATTAAGTTCTGTTGTAGTGGCTGTAACGCCATCAAGAAGATTAATTTCTGCTGCCGTAGACGTTACACCGTCAAGAATGTTAAGTTCAGCAGCAGTGCTTGTAATCGCTGTACCGTTTAAGTTAATAGCATCAGTGTGTACTGTCCCATCAAAATAAGCATCTTTAAATTCTAGTGAAGATGTACCTAAGTCTACATCTGCGTCAGTGACAGGAGCAATTACTCCATCGCCCATAGTAAACTGTGCGGTTCCAGCAGCGGTAAATGAAAGAGTATCTGCTGCACTAAAAAACAGTCCAGTATTGGTGTCTCCAGTATTTGTAATTGAAGGATCACCGGCAGAGCCATCAGGAAAAGAAACAACACCTGTAAATACAGGACTAGCTATGTTTGCTTTAGTTGCTGACGCTGTTGCAATATTGTCAAACTCTGCATCAATCTCAGAGCCTTTAACAATCTTATTAGCATCTCCAGATACTAAAGAATCTTTAGCTGTAAAGTTAGTTGTCTTTGAATAATTTGTCATACTAATCTACCTATAAGTGCCTCAGTCTTTAGTTCTTGTATTGACAAAGACCTATTGTTAATTATTGCATCTACTCCAATAGTAGCTACTGTTCCTGAACCTGTTGATTTAACTTTAGCATTATCTACAATAATAGACGCGCTATATTCAGAGTCGGCTACATTATATTCAGCTATTCCATACTCAGCTATATTAGAGTTAGCAATAGTTATTGATTCTTTAGCGTATGCTTCTGTGTAATCATAACCCCAGTTTAAAACTAAAGTAGCTCCTTGCCCACCAATAACTTTAAATGATAATTCTTTTAGTATCTTTAGCCTTGATGGGTCGCCAAAAGATAAAGGCTGCGTATAGTACTTCATAGTGTACGGAGAAGTATCGTCTAAGTAGCCACTGTATTTATTAATACCTTTAACTGTCCCTAAATACAATGTACCATCAGACCCCCTAGCACCACAAAGAATTTTAGTAGCAGGCCATGTAGTAACACGATTACTTCCGTCTTCTAATGTGCCTCGCATGTCAAAGCAAAAGACAAGAGAACTACTAGGAAAGAATAAAAGATAAAACGCATTCTCTGGGCTGTACGCTGATTTGATGTTTCCAGTTTCTGCACCTATATTAAAAATTATATCGTCACGTACATTCTTAGACACGTTACCAATAGGGTTTGACTTTTCTTGTATAGTTCTGCCCAAGCTACGCACACCTGAGTCCGACAAGAATATTAAATCTGTACCTGTGTCCTGTACACTGTCTCTAGCTACACAGCCAATACCTGTGATAACATCAGAAAGAACCATACTAGCAGGGGCAGAGGCTCCTGAGTACAAAAGAATACTTTGCTTACCAAAAATAACTAAAAAGTTGTTAAACTCTCTTATAGCTACAATTTCATCAAAACCTGTAGGCCATACTGTAGTTAGGTCTAAAGATCCTGATGTACCTCCTGTCCAATCATCGCCATCAAGAGTGTCCGAAAAGAACAAAGTATATTTATTGTCTGTTACATCTCCTGCCCATATACGACCAAAAGCAGCGCAAGCCTCATTAGCGTCTGGGGCATCAGAAGATAAAACTCCTATAGTTCCTGCGCTTGTAGTGTACTCTAATGCGCCATGTCCTCTCTGAAAAAAATAAACATCACCGTTAAAGGAGACAATCTTCCAGTTATTAGCACTGATAGTCATGCTATTAGTAACATCAGTTAATGTAGTAGTGCCAGTAAATATTTTATTGTTACCTGTAGAGAATACAATAGTATTGCCATCTCGCTTAGTAAACTCAAAAACAGATTCTACTCCGACACTAGAGCCAAGAGGTGTAGTAGAGCTAGTAAGTTTATTTAAACCTTCTCTAGCACCAATCCTGCCGAACTTGTCCATAATAGCATTCTCTGCTATAGAAGCAAAGGAGGAGTCTTGATTTACAGGAGAGTCCTGAGTATTCAATCCACGAAACCCCGGCGCTCCTACATATATGCTTTTTCGTTCTTGAGCCATTAGGGTACTCTGTAGATAAATTCTTCAGGATTCTTGTAGGCATCTATTGCAACAGCATCTGACAAATGTCTGTCTGCAATCAAGAAGTAATCCTGCGCAGTAGTACCACCTGTTTCACCACGTTCTCTAGCCAACAAAGCTACAGCATTGTGGATAATAGCGTTCTTAGGTAACACTGTAGTGTCTGTATCGTTAGATAATTCAGCTTCTCTAGCAATTAAGTCAAAGCGCATAGAGTACACTGCATCAGGCTTAGGGTACACCTGTATTTTAGTGTCTTCATTGCCGTCTATACCACTAAACGTATAAGAATTTGGAGTGCCTGTAACTTCACCGGAAATGTAATATGCGTTGTTAAACCAGTTAGGTGATTCATAGGTCATAAAAAAGTTTGATGTATCATTAATAGCACTGTATATTTTAACACGTTCTCCAGCGTTTGTCAAGCTGTATTCTGTAGTGTCTGCTACAGTAGGCACAACAACAGTTGTTCGTAGTGTAGACCAATCATGTGAATCTTCTACAATACGTTTAGCATCATTTACAAAGTCTCCTACCATTTTAGAGTAAGCTGTATTAGCCACAGCGGATACTTCGTCTTCACGTAGTCTACGAAGTACCTCGTTGACTATTGTTAGATATTGTGTACTCATACTAAACCTTTAAATAACCCTTGTAGTGCAGGAGGTTGATAACTTTGATATTGTTGTGCTAACTCTAATAACTCAGGGGCTTGATATGTCTTTCTAAACTGATAGTCTTCAAACTCTGGTGGTGTGTATCCTCCAGTTCCTCCAGTTCCTCCTTGACCTCCCATTAGCCCAGAGAGCAAACCTAAGCCTAATCCTGCGCCTAGCCCTGCTCCAGCGCCTTGGCCTCTGCCTGTGCCTAATCCTTCTCCGTACTGTGCTTCACCAAGAGCTTCTCCTGCCGCTACAGCTTCTCCGTACCTAGCTTCTCCTGCCGCTACAGCTTCTGCTAAAGCATCTGCTTGAGCTTGTGAGTCTGCTGCCCTAGCAGCTTCAGCAGCGGCTGCATCTGCTTGAGCTTGTGCTTGTTGTTCTGCTAAACGTGCTTCCGCTGCTACTGCCCTAGCTTCTGCTTGAGCAATAGCTTCTTGTTCTGCTGCTGCTTTAGCTTCTGCGGCTGCTCTAGCTTCCGCTGCTTTTCTAGCTTCTTCAGCTAAACGAGCAGCCTCTGCCTCTCTAGCTGCTTGCCTTTGAGCCTCTGCTTGCCTTTGAGCCTCTGCCTGTGCTTCCGCTTCCGCTTCTACTTGTGCAGTAGTATCTTCAGCAGTAGTGTCCTCAAAGATGTCTGTAGGCTCTGTAGTTGTTACAGGTGTAGGTTCAGGAGTAGGAGCAGTAGTAGCCACGGGTGTAACTGGAGGAGCTACTGTAGGCTGTGGCGCACTAGTAGTACTAGGAGCACTAGAAGCACTAAAACTTGATGATGCTAGTGCAGATAATGTATTAGTTAAAAGTGCATTAGTAACTGATCCCGGTGCGGTTAACATAGGAGGTAGCACAGTGGGTGTTATAGTTGCACTAGGGGCAGAAGGAGCTACTACAGACATTGCCGGTGCTGATGCTGCTGCACTAGACGCTCCACCACCACCTCCGGGTGTTTGTGTAGGAGGCTGTGGAGGTTGAACTACAGGTCTTGGAGGTTGTATATCCTCAATGTTTGTAGTAAATGTTTGACGAGGTTCTTCAAACTCAAACACGTTTTTTTCTAACTCAAAAGCAGGAGTTTCTTGAGGAGGAAGAGTATCTGCCCTAGATACACCCGGATCTAATGTTCTTGGCGTAGGATCTACTATTAAATTACCAGCAGCGTCATATGCCTCTGTAACTGTTCCTGTTCTAAGCTGCGACGGATCTATATTCAAAGGTGGGCGCTCGCCTAGTGGTGCTAGCTTATCGAATAGTCCTTGAACAGTTGAAGGAGTTGAAGGAGGAGTAACTAGAAAACCGGAGTCATCAGTTAAAGCACTAAAAAACTGATCGTGTAAGGGCTTGCTGTACTCAAGCATTGCGTCTTTAAAAGCTGTATTAGACAATGCATCATAAGCAGCTTGACCCTTATCAATAACATAGTCTCTAGCAAAATCTTCTGCGGTAGGAACATATTGAGCAGCCCCTTCAGCTATAGCAGCTTCCGCAGCTTCAGCAGAAACTATTTCTGGTAACTCAACACTTAGTTCTGGACTAACAGCCTGTAAAGTTTCTTCAGCTACGTTCTCTACACCTTCCTTAACTTT